ATTAAGAATAAAGAACTACGTCAGCACCGACACCGATTTGACATCCTGCTGTGTATCTCATTACTACTCTTACGTTCTGTGATCCATCGATATCTGACATATCAATAACTTTTACTTCGTTTCTGTCGTTCAATAGACCTGTTCCAAAGAATAAGTTACTTGATCTTGCAGCGATTGCTCTGTTATCAGCAAAACCTGATGATTGATAAATTCTTACACCATCAAAGAATAAGTTATCTAATGATTGGTTGTTACCTTTATTTTCGTAACCTGCTGCTCCTAAACCAGATGCACCGAAACCACCTAAAGCTCTAATGTAAGCTCTATAGATGTTTGAAGATACATAAATGATAAGGTCATCTGCTCCGTAAACTCCTGATGGAATAGCATCTACAATAGCTCCTAATTGAGCAATTACGTTAGATGATGTTACTGTTGCAGCAGATACATCTACTACTGTAGAATCATCTGTAGCAAGTTTTACAAAACCATTAAAGTTTCCCTCTGCTGCTTGACCTGACCAAATAGAAGTTTCAGTTGCACTTGCTACCTCAGCAGCTACTCTTGCAATAACAAAGTCAGAGAATAGTGGTGGTAAGTTATCAAACGCAGAGAATCCCATTTGTGCAGCTTCCCAATCAGCGTGTAATTCTTTTTTACAGATTTGTAAGTTTACCTGTAACTCAGTTGGTGTTAATACTTTTTCAGTAAGTGTAAGACCTGAAGTTGACGAATCAAAATCACAATCAGCACTTCTTACTAAGTTTGAAAATGCTCCTACTTTCATAGCAGCTTTGTACTTGATGTTTGGTAGTATAGTTATCGCAGCATCATCTAAGGTTTTTGCTGTTAATAAAGATGCAGCAATATACTTACCTGCAAATTCTCCTGCATAACTACTACTTGTAATTGTTGGATTTGGCATTTTATTTAATTTTAATTATTGGTTAATTTTTTCATTACTCTATCTAAAGCAGTTTCTCTTCGGTTGTTTCCGAATCTTACTTTAAATTTCTCTTGTGCTTCAGGGTTGTGAGCGATAGGTTCTACAGCAGGAGTTGAGCTAAGTTCTTCCTTAACTTCCTCTGCCATTTCTTCTTTCTCTTTGTGATCCTTAAGCTCTTTAATCATACCTTTGATTTCCTCAACGGCTGATTCAAACTCTTGTTTAGACACATATTGCATTTCTTCTTTCTCTTCTTCTTCCTGCTCTACTTCTTCTTCTTGAGCAGCTTTGATTTCTGCAATAACTCCCTCTTCTTCAACTACTAACATTCTTCCATCTTCCATTAGGTATTCGCCTTGAGGTACTGCTACCTTTTCATCTTCTGTAAGAATAAAGATTTCGTTTCCTGATTCAAAAGCATCTGCTTCTAATACTGTTCCGTTTTCGAGTTTTAGCTGTGCTAACTCTAATGCTTCTTGTGGAGATTCTTCTTTGACTTCTTCTCCCAAGTAAGTCTTGATTTTGTTTAAGATTTCTGTTGATTTCATATTACTATAACGTGTTAAAATTTATATTTGCATTTTTATCTTACTTTGCCTAATTGTTGTACAACTCTTTCTGCAGATTTTTGTATATCATTGGCAATTTTTCTTACATCTTGATAAGCATTGTTAAAAGGTTTTGTGTCTACTCCTAAATCTCGTGCAGCTTTTACATCTTTATTTGCTTGTGCCTCATTTTGTTTTAAAACAGCACTAACATCTACACTTATTTCTCCTGCTCGTTTTCTAATTACTAATATTTCTTTTTTTATTTGCTCATAGCTACTTTCTAATTTTGTTAAATCACTACGAGATTTTGACAATTCTTGTTCAAATTTATTATAATCCTGTATTGCTAACTCTACCTTTTCTGTAGATAGTTCTGTAACTTGTGTTACATAATTCATCGCTTTTTTTCTCATAACTTATATTTTACCGATTCCTTGATTTATTATATTACCCTTACAGCACTTTACTGAATAGGTTTCATCTTTACATAAACAACCTCTACGTCCTCCTCTTGGACTTGTCTTGCTTGGTGTTTCAAATTTTTTCATAATTAAATCTTACTCGCTTCTTCAGCTTGTCTTTTTAATCTTTTTTGATTTGATATTGCAGAATCTAAAGATTTTTTTATTTGTGCTGCGTTTGGAATGTCAATACCTAAATCCTTTGCAGCTCTTTCTATTTTGTCTAAATCTGCTTGTGCTGATTTTATTTGTGTTTCTGCTGAATCAAAAGCGTTTTCTGCTTTTATAGCTGCTTGTTGTAGTATTACTTGTCCTCTTTTTAATTCATCATTTATGTTGTCTATTTTTTTTTCTGCATCATCTATTAAAGCTAACTCTACTCTTTCTTTGCTAAATAGCATTTTACTTATTCTTTTACTCATCTTCCTTGACCTTTATATTTTTTTTTATATCCTGTTTGTCCTACACTCGCATTTTTGCTATGAGGGTGTGATTTACGTTTATTCTTTCTATATATAATAACGGCTTTTCTTGCCATTATGGTTTTTTAGGATGTCCTTTTGGTAACAGATCATAGTCTCCTGTGTATTTAGGATTCTGTGGTCTGCCATTTTTAACTAAATATAAAAAAGCATTTACCCTTGCAAAGCTCCATTGTGAAGCACTTTTTACTCTTGGACTATGCGAAGTATTAAAAGCTCCTAAACCTCGCTGAAATACAGCCTTAAGCATACCTACGTTTACACCATAGCCTAATTTCTTTTTATATCTTTCGTTAAAGTCATCTGACTTGTTTTTTAGAGTTGCAGCATCTTCTTTAGATACTTTAGCTCCTCTTGTTGTTGAGGCATCGCCTTTTGCTGTGCCTTTACCTTTTGGGTTTTTATTTGGTGTGCCAGACTTAGGTGCTTTAGGAGATTTCTTAATTCCTCCTCTTTCTCCTACCTCAGCCATCTTTACACACTTACCATAAACCTTTTTATATCCCTTAGGACATTTTTTCATTTCTTCTTTTATGTGAAACTCACAAGGCATATACCAAGTCTTGCCCTCAAACTCGTGTTCGTGCATTCCCTCACAGCCTATGTTCTTAGCCATCTCCTCAGCTTTTTCTTTAGATGCGTATGCTAATCTGTCATCAATAATAGCAAACTCTTCATTTACTACCATAGATGCTAATTCTATTTCTCCTAATTCTTTTAATTTAGATTCTGACCATCGTAAACCTGCTTTACCTCCCCATAAAAGGTAAGATATAGTACCACAAGCCTTAGAATCATTTTCGTCATAATATTCCTCAGCTCTACTTAGAAAAGAGTACATTCTTTTTATTGTTTCTTTAGAAATAGGTTTTCCTTGTGCAAGTTGTTTAGCTCGTATCTTACCTACTTGCGTTGCACATTTGTTGTTTACTTTTCCGTTTAGTTCTATGCCCCTTTTAGCGTTGTTTTTTACTCCGTCAGGGTAATCGCTATATGCTTCGAGTTCTCGTCTCTTACCACCCTTTAAACGCTTGTCCTCTCTTACTATTGATCTTATAAAAGACAACATTTCTTCTGCTTCTTCTTCTTCAAAATCGTTTACAGGTTCTTTAGGTCTTTCCATTTTATCAGCAAAGTAACCCTCTATTGAGAAACCTTTGACCTTACCTGTTTTTACAAAGTTGTTCCATATTTCATCGTTGTTTACTTTAACAGCACCCATCCAAGTACCTACAGGTACATTCAATCCATACTTACGAGATTTGTCGTGTACCTCATCTTCTACTAACCAAGATTCTACTAATGTTAGTCCGTTGATCGTATGTTGGTGTTCTAAGGTAGCTTTTGACTGGTTGCCGTTCATCAAGTAAAGTTGTGATGCTTTTACTACTGTGTCTTTAGAAAAGTATATGTAATATTCTTCCTCGCCTTTTTTACGATAGATAGGTTTGTTAGGAATAAGCAAAGCACCCATAAGGATACGTTTCTCTTTATCTACCTCAGCAAGTTTTATCTCTTCGTTTTTAAGTGCTATAAAATCTTCTTCTATTGCAGGATTCTCTACTACTGATATAGCTTCTATTCCTGTTAGCTCATCATCTCCTAAAATAAGTTCAACGATTCTCATATATGTATAACGTATTTATTTATTATTTTGTTTATCCTATACTTGCCCCCTCTATAATATTTCTGTCAAGTTCTTGTGCTGTGCTTACATCATTAGAAACCACATAAGTCCTTAAAGGCTGTTGACCTTGCGATGCTAATACATCTGCTAATTGGTCTGATGTGCTTTGTCCAACTATACTAAAAGCAGGTGCTTGTGATGTAGGTGCGTTTGGTGTTGTTGGAGTTGGAACACTTACACCACCTCTTGGTATTTGTGATTTAGCCTTACCAACTGCTGATACCATAGAAGCAACTACACCTGCTGCTTGTGCTGCATAAGCAATAAGTAAAGGTACGTTTTGTGGAAAACCTGCTTTTAATGTTGCAGTAAAACCCTTAGAAACATCTACTCCTGATTCAGCACTTTTTACTGCAATTTCTGTTAGTGCTTTTTTTGCGTTTAACATCATTTCTTTTAGAACTAAACCTTGCTTTGCTATAAATGCTATTTTTCCTATTGTTGATTCTTTGTTTACTAACCCTGCTATTGCATCAACAGCCATTTGTTTGTTTTTAACTCTATCCATTTCAAGTTGAAACTCCTCCTCGTTAGCTTCTTTAATAAGGTCTAATCTTTCTCTTTCTAAAGCGTTTATATTTGTAAGTTGTTCAGATCTAAAACCTGTAACTTGTGCTTGGACTGCTGCTAATTCATTTTCTGCTTCTATAAGTGCTACCTTAGCTTCTACATTATCTTGGTTTTTATCAAATTCTATTTGTGCTGCCTCTACACGAAGTTTTACATTTTTAAGCATTTCTTCCTCTTGCTTGTCAAGTATCTCTCCTAATTTTTCGTTAGCTTTTATTCTTTCTTCTATAGTTTTACTTTCATCATCACGTATTTGTCTTTGTTGTTCTGCTTGTAAGTCGTATTTCTCTACCAACCCTTGTTGTAGTGCATCTGCTATTTGTACTTCTTTGTTTAAATCTACTGTTGCTTTTGCTGAGTTATAAGTTGACTTAGTATATTCTGTAACTGCCTTTGTTACTTTACCAACGGTTTCTACAGATTTTTCAAAAGTATTATCAACACCTGTAAGCACATCTAAAGATTCTTTACCTGCACTCTTAACATCTTCCATAGCTCCTGCAAAGTCTCCACTAAATACTTTTTTGACTGCACTTGCTAAAAAGCCTAATGTATCTAAATAAGATTCAAACCTTTCCTGTATGTTTCTTTTAAAGGCATTAGCAAAATCTATTAAAGATTGTTTAGGATCATCAAATATAGACTTAAAGAAACCTGTAACTGCACCTACATTGTTTTGTAAAAAGCTAAACAAATCATTAAAAGCAATAGATAAAAACTCTGTTGCTGTTGCAGTAGCATCTACAAGTGTTTGATTTTGACCTAACACCTCTTGGAAAACTTCAAATGCTTTAGTAAGTAAAAAAACCAATCCTCCTGCTTTACCTAAGTTGCCTAATGTTCTACCAAACTTTTTAAAACCACTCTCAGCTTTTTTAGCTGAATCTGCAACATCATCTAAATTCTCTGCTTCTTTGTTAAATCCACCAAGAGCTTGGTTGAGGTCTGCAATAGCATCAGCCAATTTATCCATACCCCTTTGTACATCTCCTGTGTTTGCTTTTAAGTCTACTACTACTTGTTTTGCCATAATTCCTTTTTAAAATTGTTAAACGCTTCCTTTACTGTTTCAGGAAACTTGTATTTACCCTTTGCTATGTCTATAAGTTCTGATCCTCCCTCTACATAGGGTAGCATCTCTAATATGTGTTTTATCATATATTCAATAGTTCTATATCTGCTTCGCCTGTTGTTAGGTTTGTAGTTATACTGTTTATTCTATACTCTTGTTCATTAATTTTAAATTTATCATTAAGCTCAAAGTTTAACAATATATTTAAAGGTAGTTTTGCTTTTATTTTAGTTAGTCTGTTCTTAGAATCAAATATTCTTGTTATATAGTTTTCATAATAGTTTTTAAACAAAGTACCACTAAAAGATGTAACAGGTCTGTCGTATTCGTTGTTTTCTGCGTTAAAGTGTATGTTATCCTCTCCTGAAGTATCGTTTAAGAATCTACTGTTACTTGGTATGTTGTAGTTTGCTATTGCTTCATCTTGGTTGTTTGGATTTAAGTAAGAAACATCTTGTCCTGAATTTCTTAAGGGATAAAACACTAAAGGTTTGTCTTTATATGCTTCTTGGTTTTCGTTTACACTCCAACCCCATTGTATTGAAGTTAAAGAACTATCTGCTACGTTTGACAGTCTTTCAAACTTAAAGTGTGAAAATGGTATAATAATCTTATAACTTTGTCCATCTATAAAATTAGCTGTTGTATCTTGGTTGTAATCGACTGTACCCCATTCCTCATTAAATAACTGTTGGTGTACTATTGAAAAGTAAGACTTTAAATCTTCATACGCATATTTAATTTCTTTATATGGTAACGCTACATCTACTGTTGAGGATTCTATATTTACATATTTTGTTATGTCGTATGTTGTTGTGTTTGAAGAATGATAATAACTATTACTATCTGAGTTGTCTAAAGTTCTTACTTCTATTTGTCCTGAACTATTGACAAACGCAACTAAATTAAACATCTTAAATAAAGCTGTTAAAAAATCTATAACTTTAATTTCAGGCATTTGATTTTGTATGTCAAATATTGGAATGTTTGGTGTGGTAAAAGCTCCACTTGAAGCTGTTGTGTTTGAATAGTTAAATGTTTGTGTACTACCTGCTAAATTTTCAAACTTAAAAAAACCTGTTGCTGTAAATGTTACGTTATCTAAGACAACTTGAGCATCTGCGCTTATTCTGATTTGATAACTTCCATTTAATTCTGTCAAGCCTAAATCACTACTATTTATAGTTACATTACTTGATGAACTTGCAGCAGTAGTCGTAAACACATCAACTCCATTATGTATTACTGTAACTGTATATACTTGTGTGTTAGCAGTTGCTACGTCTACTAAAATTGTAAAAGATGTAACACCTCCACTTGTAGCATTTATGTCTCCTTGTGAAAATGTTACTGTATTGCCTGATGCTGAGTATCCTGTTACTTGATCTACGCCTTGTGGAGCTACACCACCACTAAAACCATCGACTAAAGCATTCAAAGCTAACTCTCCTAATACAGTAGATACTTGTCCTGACTTTCTGTGTAACCACATATAAAGATTATAATAATTTAAATTTGTGGTGTTAAAGAAATGATTAGAAAAACTTATACTTGTTGGGTAGCTTTTAGCAGTCGTGTAGGTGTTTTCTATTGCTTCTATGATACTGTGAACTCTCAAAGCAAATTTTAAGTCTGTGTATTCTACTCCTTTGTTAGTGCTTCCGTGATGTATATTTACAAGTGTGTCAGAATTTTGTGTATTGCTACTACTATCATAAATTAATCTTCTTGTGTGTGTTATAAGAGGTGTTATAAGACTGTTCTTTGCTGTAGAGGGTTGTAGTTGTAGCTTTTCTTTTACTGAATCGTTTTCCCAAATAGGACTAAGTAATACTTGATAGGTTTCTCCACTTGTAAAAATATCTTGATTTATTGTTAATTGTGTGTTGCTGTCCACACTTGTAACAGTAGCAAAAGATGTATCTGTAACATTCTTTACTCTATCTCCCTCAGATACAGTTGAGGTAAATGTAGCTGAACTATCTACAAGTTTATTAGATATAGTAGAACTTGCTGTGCCTGATGCTTTGACCTCAACAAAATCAAGGTTGTTTAGTTTATCCTCTCCTATGATGTCTTTAAGATCAACTGTGTTTCCAAAGAATGTAACCCTGTAAGAATGAACTTGGTTGTTTTTTAAGTCAGCACCCTCTAATTTTATTTTACCCTGTTTAAAGGGAACGTGATTTATTTCTATTCTTGCAGATTTTTTTGTTCTTGCATCAAAGCCATCTACTATGTCAAAGTTATAATAATGTTGAAATAGTTTGTTGTTTACTTGTGAAGCAGGTAACGTAAAATTTTTAGTAAAGGTAGTAAATACTTTAGCTATATCTTTTACATTTTTTATAGTATCAGTAAGGCTTACTGTTTCGTCTTTGAATAAGTCTACTCTTGTATCTTGTATGTATAATTGTAACTCACGTTTCATTATACTATGTTATTGATGATGTCGTTAGCATCTTCTACCTCTAAGGTATATTGTATAAGCCTGTCGTTTACTGATGTCTTTTTAGTTAAAGAGCTTGTTACTACAACAACAGGATGCCATTGTGAATCAAAGTAAATCCACACATACTCACTCAACAGTATATCCTCCATTACTGCATTGTAAGCTTCTATCATATAGTTTGTGTTTAATGTAAATCGTTTCTTACCTGTTTTATTAAAGGTTTGTACTTGATGGTCTTTAGTGTCGTAGTTAGATGATGACGCTACAAATATATTTCTTTTAAATGTTTCGCTTTTAGTATTTATGTTCTCTACATTTTTTAAAAAGAAATAATGGTCTTGAGGTGCGCCATTTTTATTTATAAACCTCATTTGTATTGGACTATATTTAGCACTACATATTCTGTTAATAGACCAACGATAATTACCACTTGCAGATTGTTTAGCAGTATCTGAAGCACCTATTGTAGATTTGTCTTTAGTTCCTGAGTTCATATCCCAAGCAAACCCTGCTGTGTTGTCAGGTAAATATAATTGTATGCTACCACCTGTGTTTGTTAACTCAAAATCATCAGGATCAATATCTTGGTTTACACCACCCCAGAACTGAGAATATCCATAAAAGCCTGTATGTGTTACTGCACTTTGAGCTGTGCCTGTACCTCCACCATCTATTGCTGTAAAGGTTGTTATTACATAAGATATAGCTACTGTATCAAAAGTAGAGCCTGTAGCTCCACCATAATCAGCATCGTAGTAATCTTTAGCTAAGGTTGCTATTTCAAAAACTGTTCTGTTTGATGTAGCGTTTTTAAGTATGGTATAACGTAATGTGCCATCTATGGTCAAAGCTAATTGTGCAGACAAATGACTTGCTGTGGTTACTGTAACAAAATACGGACTTCTTAAAAATATATTTGCCATTATATTGCGTTTTCTATATCTATTCCAAATTTTCTTTGTAGTTCCTTAGGTAGTCTTTCAAAACCTACGTTAAAAGGTTTCGTAAAAAACATACTTGGTTTTATACCTTTTGTAAATACGCTTCTTGCTATAAGATACTGTAAACTCTTTCTTGGTATGAATCTTCCTTGTTTGTCTCTTACTCCTTTTAAACCTTTACGAATTACCCATTGACTAAAAGACTTAGCAGGTGGCATTTTAGACTTATAGCTAAAAGGTGTGTTGTATTTTGTTTTCTTACCACTTACACCTTGATCTTGAAACTGTCCATAGTCCTCCATTTCAAAGATTACACTTATAGAATCTTTACTTACGTTAATATTATAATCTAAACTATCGTATAGTTTCTTACTACTATTCTTTTTGCTTTTAGTAAGATTAGTTCTTGCTTGTTTTATAACATACTTAGCAAAGTTGTTTAAGGCGTTTCTTGTTTCTTTTAGCTGCATACGTTTATATCATTTGCGATTAATACATTAAAGGTACAAGCTACACCTGCCATTTGATTCTCAAACCTTTCATAAAAGAACTCACAAGAAGCATTACCATCTAATTGGTATTTGTTTTGGTATAGTGTGCTTTTGCTTAACAATCCTACTAATTTGTTTACTACAGCTAATTGTGTATTTAGGATATCTTGTTCGTTGTTGTTACCTCTGAATACGTCTGTTGTTTCGTTTTTAGACTGGTCAACAATATCCATAGCCATTACAGTTATGTTGAAGTTGAGGACTTGTTCTTGTATCTCTACAGAGTTTACTATTATGTGACTTAAAGGAAATATTGTTTGCTTAGATAGGTCTATGTCAAATATATCGCCTGTTGTTACAGTATTGACATTCTCATCTGCTAAGAGATTAGTCTTAAGTGTTTCTGTGATTTGGTAATAACCTCTTACTCCTTGATTCATCGATTAAATTTACTTTTTATATTCTTTGATTCTACCTCTGCTTTTTCTTTCATAAAACTTAAAGCATAAAGACAGGTGTGTACATTTAGTTTAGTGATATCCTCAAATCTTCTAATATCTCCTTGAGAGAGTCCGAAAAGCGATTGATACCATCCCCACTTTCTTCCAAAATTTGCTGTTGCACTAAGTCCATCTCCTCCTCGTTCAAAAAGTTCAGCATAGCTTTTGACAAGTCCATCCCTAAATTGTAAAAAAAAATTATAGAACTTAATACAGCATCCATTGGCATATTTTTCATCTTTTCAGATTCTTCTCCTTTGTAATCTTCTATTAGATATTTTTCTTTGTCTTTTAGTTTGATTGGTCTGTAAAGGACACCCATAGCTCTATGTAGGTTAGGCATATCGCCTATGTAAGTGTCAAGATCAACATACTCCCCAAAACTCATATCTTCTAACTTAGGTATAAACCCATAAGTCTTTTTACCCATTTTAAACTCTTTAACCAGTTGAGGTTTCTCGTTAAACATATTTGTAAGTATCATTGTTATATCTCTAATGCTTTTAGCTTTCATAGACATTATAGTATCTCCTCTTAGTCCACAAAATATCTCTATCATTTTAATTGCTAAGAAGTTCTCATCTTCGTTCTCAGATTGTATCTTTAGATACTTTTGATATTGACCTAAAGTAATCTCGCTTAAAGTGTCAGGAATGTAAACCTCTACTTTCATATATATATAACGTAATAAAAAAAAGTTTTAGAGCATAAAAAAACCCCTACATTTCTGTAAGGGTTTCTTCTGTATGGGCTAAGCTCTCCTGCTACGTTGATAAGTATATAGGTTGTACACCCTCAGCTGACTTATTGATTATGTATTACCCAAATTTGTCAAATTTCATCCTTTTGGAATCATCAGTTAGAATACACATTCTAATATTTGGCTCTCTTTACAACTTAAATGCTCAATTCAAAGTATGTCATTTCAAAGTGTGGTTAATATTTATTATACGTCTATAACACCTATCTAACCGAGAGCGTAGAATTAACTACACATCAAATATACGAACAAATGTTAATAAAACAATACCCTATATAGACTTTAACATAATTTTAACATTTCTTTAACATTTACCTTATTGCATATTGTCCTCTATTTGGGTTTTGTAGTTGCATCATTAAAGCGTATCTTGCAGCATCTATACAATCAGGATGTGTACCTGTAGGTTTTTGTAGATTGTTTCCCTCTTTGTCTTTATCCCATACATAACCCTGAAGCTCTCTTATTAGATTCTTAGAATGGCTTGTTATGTAGATTTCGTTTTGGTTGATTAGGTTGATTCCGTACACTATAGAATCTCTACCTTTTGATACAGGGAATACTTTGTGTCCGTAGTTTCTTAGTTCTTGTATGGACTTAGGCTCTGCACTATCAGCGTATATGTTTTCTCGTATCTCGTTTTGTTTTATGAAATAACTGAGGTCTCTATTTAACATTCCCTTTCTGTAAAGTACCTCATCAAATATATAAGCGTGATTCCATTTGTATAGTCTTATAATAGTTGAGGGATCTACAGAATATCCAAAGTCTAATCCTGAGCAAAGTAATCTTGCTTCGTTTGGAATATTATCAATAGGTTTCCAATCAGGAATACATACACCCTCTAAACTACCTATCTGTCCAAGTCCGTAGACTTTCCACCAATTCGCCCAATAGGTTGAGGTCTTACCTTTCTCTTTTGCTTTCTCTATTTCTTTTACTATTGTCTTAGGTAGGCTGTTGTTGTCTTTGTAAGTTAAGGTTATAAAGTTTGTGTCTTGTTGTCCTACAAGTTCTTTATCTACCCAAAATAAATTAGCAGGGTTAAAGTCTAACCAAATGTTTCCTGATGTTCTAACTGCTAATTGTTGGTAAGAATCAAAGCTCACATTGTTACACTCGTTTATAAATAAGTCTGTTCTTCTTGCTCCTCTTAGTTTGTCAGGCTGATCTGTACTAAAGAACTCTATATAGCTTCCATTACTAAATTCGTATTTTAAGGTACTTTTATTGAACTTTCTATCGTCATACCTATTCAGACCCTTTAAGATATTTAAAAAGTCTTTTAAAGCGCCTCTACGCAAGTGTGGTATTGATTCAGCTACTATGCTTATTTCTTTTCCTTTGTTGCGAATTGCATAGTCGATAAGGATTGCTATGATACCTATTGTTTTACCTGCTGATGATCCTCCTCGAATTATACGAACTCTTTTGTTTAGTTCTCGTAGTTTGTTAAGTGCTGAGGTTTTGGTTAGTTGCATTAATCAATAAATAAAGGTACATCTTCGTTTATGTGTATGTCCTTTGTTTCTTTTGGTTTACCTGCTACATAATTGTAGTATAGTTGTACATATTTAAAGTCGCCTTTTTCTAAACCCTTTTTAAGAGCTTCAAATGCTAATGGCTCAAGTGGTGTAAGTTTTTCTACTAACTTAATCTCCTCAGCTTTAGGTTTTCTACCTGCACCCTCTCTTTTACCTCCATGTTTACTCATCTTGAAATAACTTGATTAATCAAATATATAACGAAGATATTATATTTTTTGTTTACTCTGTGCCTGATATTATTTGGTCGTGTGGTATTTTGTAATCACCAAACTGCTCATCATAACCCTCGTGAAACTTATCGCCCTCTATTTCTTTTTGAAGATGGGCTAAGCTGCGCCAAGCAATCTTTGCTGAGTGGCGTACCCCGTCAATATCATACATACCATTTTCCATTAGATGTCGCATAAGTGCATCTAAATCGTCTTTACTTTTTTCTCTATCCCAATGTATGTCCTCGTCAGGATGATGTTGTTTACTTCCTATGTAGCTTACTCTTGCTACTTCACAAAGTGCATCAGGAAAGTATTTTATTAGTCCACTATACAGAGGTATCTGCTTTCTCTTTTCTTTGTTCTTTTCCATCTTTTAATTTGTCTACTATTTTTAGTAATCTTTTTAAGTCTTTTTCTTTTGTGTAGTCTATAATGTGGTTTATTAATGCTTTTCTTAATTTTGATTTGTTTCTTATTCTAAGTAAGACAATGTCAAAATACTTGTCTAATTTAGGATTGTATCGTCTGTGTGTTTCAAAAGATTTTAAACTATGTAGAGCTGTAGCGTGATCGTAGTTCTTTCCATTAGATTCGTAAAAGTCTTTTATCTTTTTGAATTTCATATTACAATGATGTCTTAAAATAAATGTAAGTAAAGACCTCATCTCTATATATTCTCGTTTCCTACTGTTATCAAATACATCAATTCCTGATATATCTATAATGTGTTTTGCTATTTTATTTGCTTCTTTCATAATAACTTCATTTGATTAATATTCATTCTTTTTTCTATTATATCACAATATTTTTTATCTATCTCATAGCTTATAGTATCATAACCTAAATCATAAGCTACCTTACTTGTTGTACCACTACCTGCGAAAACATCTATTAT